CCAAAACGTCGCCGCTGGGTTAATGAAAAGTACACGCGCTGGGTTAAGACACAGCCGTGTGCATGTTGTGGAAAGCCCGCTGATGATCCCCACCACCTGATAGGTTACGGTCAGGGTGGAATGGGAACAAAAGCGCATGACCTTTTTGTGTTGCCTTTGTGCAGAAAGCATCACGACGAGCTGCATGCGGATACCGTGGCATTTGAAGAGAGGTATGGCTCCCAGCTGGAGCTGATATTTCGTTTTATCGATCGTGCGCTGGCAACTGGCGTGCTGGCCTGATTTTGTGGAGAAAGTTGATGCGTGATATTCAAATGGTTCTGGATCGTTGGGGAGCATGGGCGGCGAGTGATAGTTCAGGAGTAGACTATTCTCCTATAGCTGCTGGGTTTAAAGGGCTTCTTCCCTATACAAGCAAAACACGTCAGGCTTGTTCAGATAGTGATGCATTAATTATTGAAGGTTGTCTTGCTCTTCTTAAAAAGCGAAAACCGTACGAGCATTCTTTGATTGTGGCCCATTACCTGTATGGCATCTCGAAAAGAAAGCTTGCAAGAGCTCGCAAAAAAGATGAGAAATTGATACGTATAGAGATACAGATGGCTGAAGGGTTTATTGATGGATGCCTTTCAATGCTGGATGTTAAACTTGAAATGGAGTAGAAAAAAGGGCATTTCTGCCCTTTTTAAATGTGGGGGAGTATCCAGTTTACTTTTCTCCATGTAAAGGCAAAAGTTATTACTGAAATGATAAGAAGAGATAAAGATTCGATAATTAAAATAAATTCTATTTTTTCTCCATGTAACAATGTCTTTTCATTGGCAAACATTGCTATCAAAGCAATAACGCATGCCGTAATTAAAGATGCACCTGCGGTTAATAGATTTACAATAATAAATTGAAGTATGTTGTTGTTTTTTAATGCTTTTATTATTCCATTTGAGTTTTCGCTAGCAGCACTAAAAATTGATATTGTGGCTAAAATAAAACCAAATAAAATACCGGATACAGTTGAAATAACCCCGGAGGCTGTAAGTATGTCAGCATGCCCCATCTGAGGGATATACCTCAGTAGGAACAAGGTGCAAAAAACACTTACAATCAGGTTTCTTAAGTATTTCAATAACATATCCTATACCTTCTTTTTGCTGATATCGTATTGCTTAAGGTATTCATTGTTATCAATTTTAGCAGAAATCATGGCTTGCAGAACATCACTATCAGTGCCATAACCATTAACGGTATATATGTTTTTTTCTGAAATGAGTACCTGATCAAGAAGACTTTGTTCAACGGTATTTTTGGGCTGTGTTACTGCCGCTTTTTTTACAATTCCCGGCATTTTTTCAAGGAGTTCTTTAATACCATCCTTAACGAGATCTGATAAATAACCTTTGACTTTTACTCTCCCTGATGCACGTCCCCTTAGATTTAACTTGAGACGTGTTCCACCCAGCCCTACCATCATATTTACCAGTTCCTTAGAAAATGAACTATTTAGCTGGTAATTTGTTGCATCAAAGTTCCTGGGAGCAGCCAGGACAATATCACAACTTCTCAAAGTACTTCCTGTTTCAAGTAGCTCTTTGACGCTCTCTTTTTTCCAGATGGCTTGGAATGAAAAGTTATTTCCAGGATTACCACTCTGGCTGTAAAGCAGATAAGCTAAATCCGATTCTTTCGGCCCAAGATGATTTTGAGTTAATATTAAAATATCACTATCGTAATAATATAAAAAATAGGTTCTTTCGACTATGTATTTTTTATCATCTAGTGGTATGTTGTGCTCATTCCAGTATTCATCACCAATATAAGGAAGGAGATACTCTTCTCGTGAGCATGACATGTAGCCGAAGAAATATTTAGCTTTTGTATCTTTATTTATAAAAGCTATTTTTAACTTTTTATTTCTATAGATGGTATCAAAATGATTATTCGTAACGGTTACGCAAGTATTATACAGATTTTCAATTGCTTGCTTAGCAACTGAATGGCTGCGGATAGTCCCAGAACTGCTGGTGTAAAAACCAATTTTAAGTTTTTTTTGTTTCTTTGATTGCGCAATAGTAGCCATGTTAAACCTTAGTATACTAATAATTTCTTATGGATCTTTTTTTATATGGCTTTAATTTAGCAAAAAAAATTACCGCGGTCCGCAAATTTTATCTTAATCTGTTAAGAGTGGTTACTTCGCCACACAGCTTAAACCCGCCGTCGAGCGGTTTTTTGTACCTGTAAACCTGGTGCAGTACAGTAAACACGCTGGTGGTCGTGAATTCGGGGCTCACGGCTTGCATTTTTGTAAAGTGATATATACTTATCTTGCGACCAGTAATGTCAGGGATATTGATATGAATGAGGCCTGTTCTGTTATTTTTGTTCATTCCCCGTTTGTTGTGCTCTTCGAAGGAAAAGTACTCTCTCTGGAAAGTGGTAGTGCACTTCTTGTCAGGGGAGGGGCTGGACCGTTATTGCCCTTTTCTGAATGTTTTCGGCGTATAAGTCTCAGTGAATCGACAATTAGCCGTTACCTGTTGCGTAGTGGGGTAAAACAGGATGTTGTTTTAGTCCGGAAAATGCCACGATATCTTTGCATGAGTTTTCCCAGGCCAGAATTGATGGGCATCCTGATTGATTATCTTTATGAGGAAAAGATTCATACGGACAATTTAGCGGAAATGCTTTCCTTTTCGTGTCTGGCGTTTTTTTCATCAGATAAAATGTTTTCGTCGTTTATGACCGCGTGTATCAGTACTATCAGCGGCAGGCTTGGTGCGTTGTTTCATACAGACATTGCAGCAAACTGGACTCTGCGAGATGTGTCATCACGGTTATGTATGAGTGAAAGTTTGTTAAAAAAAAGACTGAAAGAAGAAGGCACATGTTTCAGTGAGTTGTTGCTTACGGAGAGAATGAGAATGGCAGCAATGCTGTTGCATCAATATAGCTGTGCCATCAACAGAATCGCTGTGCAGTGTGGCTATAATAATACATCTTATTTTATCAGTGTATTCAGGCGTTATTTTGGGGTCACCCCGGAAGGTTACAGGATGGCTGCATTCAGTGAGATGAGTTCTGGCTCCGCTCAAGAATAACTGAATTTTGCAGTCATTGTATGCAGGAACGCTTTGGCGGGCATTATTCTTTGTGTGCCTGGCATTCTCAGCAGTTCGGGTGGGGCGTCCCCTGGTCAGCCTGATAGTGGCGATGGACTGGTAAAACGCAATGACCATGTGTGATTGGCGCGGAACTGGAACAGGAACGTTTTAATCAGACGTCAGAGAAATGTTTTTAATTTAGTAATGATATAAATTGTATATTTCTGATACAGATGCATACATATATTAAAAACTAAAAACAAAATATATTTTTGATATCTGAAAAAATGTCGTTAGTATTCTCGTCGGTCTGGAAGACGGTTATTTTGGTGTTCACAGGGGTGTTACTACCGTCGGAAAGACCAGTGCTGGCTTTCACGGTAATTCGTGTGATTACTGAAGACCGCATAGTATGCGGGTATCGTATAATGGCTATTACCTCAGCCTTCCAAGCTGATGATGCGGGTTCGATTCCCGCTACCCGCTCCAGCAGTAGACGATACCAAGTTGTTTTGGGCACTGACATATTATATGTGGGATGTTTTCCTGAATCTTTATCCACATCCTGTTCTGTAATACGTGATATCGGTTACAGTCCAGTGCTGTCTTTTTACAACAGCGTAATGGTGCATTATCGGTGGAGATTTTGTATTTCCTGACAGGGCCGGTGATGCATCATTCCGATGTTGTTAACATCTATAAAAAACGTTGAGATTAATCACGTATTAAGCAAAACCTGGAAATTCATCTTAACCGCCGTACCAGGCGGTTTTTTTTATTCAGTTTCTTCATGGCTCGCTACTGCGGGCCTTTTTCATTTCTTCGCCCTGCTCAGCGTATGTCAAATCTGAATACACCACACAAAAGGTATCTGCGGGTGCCTTTGACGGGGTGTTGTTTTTTTACGGGCCGCTGGTGGCCCTTTTTTATTTACAGGAGAAAAAAGTATGTCTGAACCCTTATCCGGTTCCGGCACGGCGGCTGCGCTCGGAGGGGCGACGGTATTCGGGCTGTTCACCGGAACGGATTTCGGGATTGTGTTTGGTGCGTTCGCGGGGGCTTTGTTTGTGGCAACTGTGCCGCAGAAGATTTCCGCCTGGCGTGTGGCGGCGCATTTTCTGGTGTCGTTTATCGTCGGCGTGCTGGGAGCACGTGTACTGTCAGCCTGGATTACATCAAAAACAGGGTATGACGGTACATCGGCAGATGCGCTGTGTGCGGTGCTGGTATCGGTGGTGTCAGTGAAGATTCTGTCATTCATCCACCAGCAGGATATCGCATCACTGGTGTCCGGCCTGTTCTCCCGCCTGAGGGGCGGAGGAGGCGGCAATGTTAAGTAACCTTCCCGGATTGCTGAATGTGGCGTTATGCACGGTTATCGTGCTGACGTTCTTTTTTTATCGCCGAAAAGATGCCACGCACAAACCGCTGATGTCATGGCTGGCCTGGCTGCTGATGCTGCTGTATGCCTTTGCGCCCCTCAGCTATCTGTGTGGTCGCCCGTTAGCAACGGGCTGGCTGGAAGTGTTTTTTAATCTGCTGTTCTGCGTGCTGGTGATACGCGCACGCGGGAACGTCACAAAAATCTTTCCATTGTTGAGGTGAATATGTCGGGTAAATTCAGATTCAGTCGTCGGAGCGAGAAAAATCTGGAGGGCGTTAAACCACAGCTGGTTGCTGTCGTTCGCCGTGCGCTGGAGCTGACGGAGGTTGATTTCGGTATTACGGAAGGGCTGCGCACGAAAGAACGCCAGAAACAGCTGGTCGCGGAAGGGAAAAGCCAGACCATGAACAGCCGCCACCTGACCGGTGATGCGGTGGATGTTGTTGCCTGGGTTGGCAGCCAGGTGTCATGGGACTGGCCTCTGTACGAGAAAATAGCGCAGGCATTTAAGCAGGCTGCCGCAGAGCTGGGAACTGCCATCGAATGGGGCGGGGACTGGAAAACACTGAAAGACGGGCCTCACTTTCAGTTGAAACGCTGATAACCAGGTGTGTTATGAGCAGAAAACACTGGACACACAGAATGCCGCGAACAACGGCGAAATGGGCACTGGTAGCGATACTAGTGCCTTTTTTCTTGGTGGGATGCGTCAGCATGGATAAGGCGCGCCAGCTTTTCGATATGGCTTCTCAGGTCTGCGAAATTGTCGACGGTGTTCGGCAGTGTCTGCAGAACTGAACGACGGTGAGAGCAGAATATTTTTTAGCGGAGCGAAGTTCTATGCCATCACAAATCCCCCGCGCATGCCGTAAGCGTGGCTGCGCAGGCAAAACAACAGACATCTCTGGCTACTGCGATAAACATCGTGGTGAAGGCTGGGTACAGCATCAACGCGGACTAAGTCGCCACCAGCGTGGCTATGGCACGAAATGGGATGCCATACGTGCGCGCATACTGAAGCGTGATAATCATCTGTGTCAGAACTGCCTGCGCGATGGGAGAGCCGTTGAAGCCAGAACTGTGGACCACATCATTCCGAAAGCTCATGGTGGCACGGATGCAGACAGTAATCTGCAGAGTCTGTGCTGGCCCTGCCATAAAGCAAAAACAGCGCGCGAACGCATTAATTGATAACAGTTCCCATCTGTAGGGGAGGGGCGGGTCAAATCTCTGCAACCCTGGCAGCTCAGTACCGCCGCCTGACCCTTCCTCACATCGCCGCAGGTTCGAAAACTTTTTTTGGAAATGTGAACAAACGATTGATAGGTAAGACCGATTATGTCAGGACCTCCGAAAACCCCGCCACGCCTGCATTTGATACGAGGCAACCCCTCAAAGCGCCCCGTTAAAGACTCAAAAAAAACCGCTAAAAAGGATGAAAAAGGTCTCCCTAAAATTCCGCAGCATTTAGGGGCACAGGGGAAGTACTGGTTCAGGCGAATGGCGGAAGAGCTGAATGCGGAAGGGATCATTTCTCAGCTTGATGCGCGTGCACTCGAGTTGCTGGTGGAAGCCTATACCGAATATCGGCATCACTGCGAAACACTCGATGTTGAGGGGTATACCTACCGCACGGAAACGCAGAGCGGTGATGTACTGATTAAGGCGCACCCCGCGGCGGCAATGAAAGCGGATGCCTGGAAGCGGATCCGGGCAATGCTTGCAGAGTTTGGTATGTCACCGGCAAGCCGGGCTAAAGTAAATATTGCCGGACCGGATGATGTTGATCCGCTGGCGGAGCTTTTAAAAGCGAGAGACTGATGGCAAAAGTGGCTGACGGGATCCGCTACGCCGAACGTGTTGTTGCAGGAGAAATTGTTGCTGGCGAATTTGTCCGCCTGGCCTGCCAGCGTTTTCTTGATGATCTAAAGTACGGCGAAGAGCGGGGGATTTATTTCAGTGAACCACGTGCGCAGCACATCCTGAATTTCTACAAATTTGTGCCTCATGTAAAAGGGGCGCTGGCAGGCCAGCCTATTGAGTTGATGGACTGGCATGTATTTATCCTCATTAATATTTTTGGTTTTGTCATTCCGCTGGTCAATGAAGAGACCGGGG